CGTGGAAAAGTCTAATATATCAAGATCAACGCTATTAAGATTAGAGATATAAAATTTTGAGCTATCAGGGTCATTAAATAAAAAATAACCGTCTACAAAGTTTACTTTAGTGGAGCCTAGCCATTCCGCACCAACAAACCTGGTAATAGTTGTTGAACTAAATGTATGCCAATAACCATTGTCGCCATCAACTATAACAAGAGTCGCGCCGTTATCAGCAAAGTCAACATTTCCAGTGGAGGTTAAAAGTGTACCTAGCTCCTGGGCAACATTTAATGAATTAACATAATATAATTTGTTTCCGCTAACTACATAAAGGAAACCGTTAGAACCTCTAAAGATTCCCCTCACTGGTCCATCACCAATTGTAACTGCTAGGGAAAGTCCAGGGGTGCCTATAAGAGCTGCCACTTGCGAACTCTTACCTTTTCCCATTTCATTAATCTTAGGATAAAGATTCACGCACCTTTGAGCGTCGATATTAACCGAATCGACTGTATAAGAAGGACCTATGAATCCATCGTAATTCATTCGCCAAGTCTCCAATCAAAAGATCCCTTTCCAACAAGTGCGGCATCGCATCTTAAAATGCCAGCGTTATTGTGGTTTCTTTGAATAAGCGCCAATGATTCGGCGGCGGTTTGGATAACTAACCCACTTGGATTTTTGCCGTAATCAGGCGCAAATTCTAACGCAAGATTATAAACAAGCGCCCTCTCCATTCCTTCGGCCAGCTGCACTTCGGTTGTCAGTGAAGTGAACGCTGAAAACTTTCGAAAACTATGAAGAACAAGAGTTGTGGCGATACTCGGCACAGGGTAGACATGAACGGTCCGTAAAGGATAATTTTCGTCTATATATACGTGTGTAGGTAAGGTTGATTGTGTTGTTTTTGTAGTCAACCTACCCCATTGCTCATTATCTATAAGCTTTACTGGGTATTCAGTTCCATCGGTGTATTTTAAAAATGCTTGCTCAATTCTTACTGGCGCTGAACTGTTAAAATCGCCACCAGTTCCAAACGTGTAAACTGACTGCATAGGAGTCAATACAAACTCTTCAATCTGATTTCCATTAACTATTAAACTGTCGTTATTCCAACTCGATAAAAGCGCGTTTAAAGTCCTTAAGCCGTCACTGGACTCTTCCGAGCTAAGCGTTTCCGCTGTAGACACAACACCAATTTTTTTTAAGGCATCGGTTAAAATAGTTAAAACGCTGCTCATATCTAGCCTTTATTAAAAGGAGTATCTTGAAACTTTTTATTTTTCGATTCTTCTAAGTATTGTTTTTCGTTCTTAAATAAAACGCTGCCGTCTTTTGAGTAAAGCCAAATAGGAAACTTTAAAGAAACCTTTTCAGTCGCGGCTTTTTTAATTTCTTTTTTCTCTTCTTTCTTAATTTCTTTTTCTTTAACCATGCGAACCTCTTAAAAAAGGGGGCCGAGGCCCCCAATTATTTAGTTGTAAATTCTACAAGCTAATTCTGGGTAAACCGCTTTCACTCCATAAAGAAGATCAATACGACAAGGGAATCTATCGTTAGAAATATCGTAATCACGAACTAATCTAAGAGATAATCCACTATCTGAATCGCTAGCTCTTGAGGCCATATCTACGCCACCTGGAAGAACCAAGTCAGCACAACCAAGAACAAAGGCATCTTCATGAAAAGCTAATTGTTGAGGGAAAACACCTGAGGCCGCGCCTTTTACAGTAATGGCAGCGTTATCCGCTGGGCCAGCATTAACATTTTGAAGAGCGCCACTAGTAACAATTGACGGTGAGATTGCAATAGTTTTTGCACCCGAAGTGTCAGAAATACCAGCAGTCACAACAAATTCTTTTAGCTGTCCTGTAGACTCTCTGTTTTGTTGGTTAATTGCATAAACACCAGCGATTGTAAAAACATCACCCTCAACTAAGGCCGACGCCCCACTTGACCAGCCGTCAGTAATAAGAGCGGCACCAGTTTGTGATCCACCGTTAACAAGCGGCGTACCAGCATATGCACCAACAGTATGCTTTCTAATGTTTTGATCCATTGACCAACCAAAACCAGCAGCGCGTCCCATCATACCTTTTTCGTATTGCTCTTTGATCTGGTTAGAAGATTGAAAAAGTCCTTTAAGTCCATCAACAATTGAAGCTTCCGCTTCGGCGTCAATCATCATTGAAAGTTTTGAATCAACTGGACAACCAGCTTCGGCAAGTTTTCTTTTTGCAGCAAGGGCATCTGTTAATGTTGCCATTGAAGTACCAGGAGTACCCACTGACTGAGAAATTTGCTTATAAAGACCTGTTAAAGCAAAATCACAATCATTTGCAAGTGCTGTCATAGCTGGGACAACGTAACGCTTAGAAAATTCGTCAATTGATAAAGTCATATCTTTTGAAGAAAATTGAAAGTCAACGTGCTTTTGACTGTCAAGAACAAGAGGCGTACTTGCTTCCGTTACATCTTGAAGTGATAAAGTTTGTCCGCTAGAAACTGTAAAACGGTTTGGTTTTCTAATATTGATTGTATCACCAATTTTAGCACCGCTTTTTGCAAAGCTGTCGTCATACTGACGGTTAACCGATTTAGTCATTCCAATTTGGTTTTTAAGAACCCTTAAAGATTCTTTTGTGATCTGTGAGATCGTTAATAATGAATTACTCATTTTTTAGTCCTATGCTCTTTTTTTGAGCTGTTCGTTTCTAAGCTCTTCGTATTCCCTTTGTGATAAGTTCGGATCGCTTAAGTCTTTTTTGACCTTCGCGCCGCCCTTTAATCTCGATATAGGTGCTGGAGCTTTTGAAGTTTTTGGTTTTTTAATTTCTTTTTTCGATAGTCCCGCTTCCATTCTTCCAAGTGCCATTACGGCCATCGCTGGTGGTAGTGAGTTGATGCGCTCCAGTTCCTCTGGATTTTTAGCAAGTAAATACATAAGCTCTGGGCCTGATTCGCTAAAAGTTAATGCCTCTTTTGCGGCTTCCGAAATTCTAAAATCTGCGGCGTCCTCCATAACTTCTTCGAAGTCAGGAGTTTGCTCACTAAAAGAATTAACTTTTTCGCTCCAAACCTTTGCTTGTTCTTGTGCCTTGCTTTGTTGAGTTTCCTTACTCTTCGCCTCACTTCTCGCCGCAAGTTTTTGCTCCACCTTGTAATCAGTTAAGGCATCAACAAAATCCTCATAGGTTTCAAAGTCGTCGGGGTCAGGGGCATCGTTAGTTTTGACGGTATTGCTAGGCTCTTTTTTGACTTCCTCTTTCTCTAAAGCTTTTTGTTTCCAGTAGTCGGCCTCTTCTTTAGCAAGGGCCTCTCTATGCTTTAGTTTGTCGATTCTTTTTTTAAAGCCATTCTTCTTTTTTACTTTTGGTTCTTCATCTTCGTCAGATTCGTCAGATTCTTCCTCTGATTCCTCGCTACTAGATTCATCAATTTCTTCAATTGCTTCCTCATCGTGTGAGTTTTCTGATTCGATTTCCTCAACCTCTGGTGTTTCGTCATTTTCAACTGTCGTTACCTCAATTTGATCTTCCATTTTCTATTCCTCTCTCGGATATTCTTCCGATGGTGTTCCTAGTGGCATCTCACTAGTAAGGTTTTGCCCTTCAATCTGCGCTAGATATTCGGGCGTTAATTGGCTTTGGTTTTGAGAGGGGTTACCCTGTAAACTTTCGAGCTGATTAGCTTCCTGGTTTAAAGGATTTAATTGATCAGGTAGTGCCGCGTACTTTACGTCCAGCTCTGCCGTTTTCAATTTAATTTGAGTTTCTAATTTAGCGAACTCGATACGCTCTTTTGATTCAAGCTCTAATTTCTTGTCATTTAATTCGGCGTCTTTTTCTTCAAGAGCTGCCGAGATTGCTTCAAGCTGCTGACTCATTTGCTCTATTTGAGCTTTTGCCTCTGCTGGCATTTCTTCATCTTCATCGCTTGTTATTTCTGGAGGTAGTGTTTTCTTAAGGCGTTTTGCAATTTCCTCCGCGCCTGGCCAATCCATATTCTTAACCATAAGGTCGCCAGCAAATTCAGCCGCCTTTGGGTAGCTCTGAATAAGTCTAAGCATTGAATCGACTGCCTCTTGCCTTTTGGAGGCGTAGGAAGGACCTGTATCAACTGAAACGTCATATTTTCCAGTTTCAAAACCATATTGCTTGATTTCGTTTTTATCTTTAAAGAGCGTATTAATTGCAACGATTTCCTCTTGGTCATCGGCACCAATAATTCTAACCACTCGCTCGGTGTCGTAAATTTTAGGGATAAGCTCTAAAAGTATTCTCCCTGTGTGGCGTATGGATCTTGATAAATTATCAACAAAGTGAAAGTTTCCAGTT